TTGTTATCACAGAGTCAAGATCTCTAACCAAAGATTGAATTGTTTTTTCTTCATACTCTGGAGTTGCTCTTGTTAATGATTGTACAATTTTAGCCATTATAAAATACTTGCTAATCCTCCGTATGCAAAACCATAATCAGTTGCATAACCATAATCAGCTTCTTGTTGAGTAGTCGGTCCCGAAACACCTTGAAAATTATTATCTTTACTACGTATAGTACCGGCACCACTTATATCTATACCGCCGCCAACATCATTACCAGTATTAATATCTGTAATAATATCAGCACTACCATCATTACTAGTATCAGTAACAATGCCGGAGGTATCAGCTGTTTTTTTATTAGTAATATATCTTAATATATTAGGATCAATAAATGTTTCTTCATCGTAAGTAACACCTTGATCATTGATAAATCCATCATCTATATCTTTTTGTTTAAGTTTTTCATTAAAAACCATAGTTGCTTTTTCTGATCCACCAAAAAATTTTTCTTCAGCTGCTGTAAGTGCTTTATTAAATTTTTCAAATCCTTCTGGTGACATGTTTTTCTTTGCGTTAGCTCTTCTTTTATCAAAAGTTTGTCGAGTTACTTTAGCAGCATTGTATCCTGCCATAATATTTGATCCAGATGGATCATAAGCATTTCCACCATCAGACACAAATTGTCCAATATCATTTAATCTAAAACCTTGACCCAATAATTCATTTTCTAAAATAGCTCTTTGATTTACAGGAAGAAGCCTTTCTATCCCACCTGCTATATTTCCTATTAATTTTCCTGGTATACTTGTTCTTAAATAATTCTGTACCATACCTGGTATACCTTCTAATTGTCTCTTACCTGTATAATACTCTGGATACATATCCATCATTTTTTGTGCTTCTGTTTCTGAAGAATAACTATAATCACCAGGTGCTCCGATGTAAGATTTTTCAGACGCAGTTCTGTAATTAAATGGACTATATTGATCTATAGTTCTTGTTCTATTAGGGTCAGGATTATAAACACTAAATCCTTCTGAGTTACCTCCAACATTTACAGGCGGTGTACCGGCACCATCGTCATCCTCTTGATTAACAGGTAACATGAAAGGAGTTTGTAAATATTTTTGATTAGGTATAAATTTAAAACCCTCGTCTCGTATTTCTTGATCAGTAGGTATTTTAGAAATAGGACTTATAGCAGAATCACCAGATACAGGTTGTGATCCGTCTGGCACCGAGTATCTTCTACCATCTTGATCGTACACATATTTAAAACCTTCTTGAGGCATAACTTGTGTATAAGCCATACCCGCTTTAGGTCCGTAATCTTTTCCAGTATAGTATTCCATTACCTTCTTCCTCCTGGATGTATATCTAATCTAAACGTACCCAACTTCCAGTTTTCTCCACTAGTTGTGTTTGCTACTTGTAATTCTATTTCTCTTGCTCTTACTCTTACGTCCTTTTTAGTTGTTGAAGATGTGCATGTAAAGTTATTTGTAACAGGTGTACTGTTTGGAAAAATCCTTGTTTTAAAATTAACAGCTGTTGTTCCTGTTTGTTCAATAAAATCAGGTATAAATCTACTGATTCTCATAATAAATTCACCGTCCCCTCTTAAATCTGGTGTGCCCACAGTCTGTCCTGTGCCGCTTCTACGTTGGGTAATATCAAACGCACCCGAAGTTATAGTGCCTATGACTGCAGTTATTACTCCTCCAGCATCAACTTGATCGGTCCCTGTTTCGTGTTCATAGTATATGGTAGTACCGTCAGTATTTCCAGTAACATCAAACGAATCATTATCACTGGTTGTATAATATGTTGCATGAGGTAGAGGAAACACAGCCGAGTCTTGCCAAGCAGTTCTAGCTAAAGTTCCTACAGTCCATATAGGTCTTTTAGCAGACGAGTCTAAGTAATTATATGTAACTACTTTATTAACTACGTTAGACCCAGAAGCACAATAGAACCAATTAACTTCTCCAAATAAATTATTTAATCCACAATTAATTAAATCTCTAGCTGTAGTGTTAAGTCCAGGTCCACCTTCTGTCGAATAAACATGATCTTCTACTAAACAAGGTAAAGATTTTAATTGACCATCGTATGTAAAGAAACCATTTTCTGACATCCAATAAGCGGTGCCATCTACTTCAACACATGCATTCTTACCTATTAGTCCACAGTTTGTGCCTACTTGTTGAAAAGAAAATGTAAATGGTGCGCCTACAAACTGCATTAAAAACAATGCGGTGTCGGTCCAAATATAGATAGCATCTCTACCTTTTATAGCTCCCATGATCCTTGATCCATCAGCCAGTCTTTGTGTGCCTGAAGTATTGTTTGCAGTTACGGTGTAAGAATCAGTTTGGTCTATATTTTCTTGATCAGAAAATCTAATAAACATATCATCCTGTGTAGTTGCGTCTCCTACTTTTGTTTCAGTTCCAAAAAATACTAAGTGTCTATCGGGAGTAGATACTAACACATGTCTAGATTTTGTAGGTGCGTTAGGTATAATAGTTGCTCTTGTTGCCGTTGCATTTGAAGGAGCTGCGTCCCACTCAAAACAAGGGCCGTTGTAAATAAGTGCAATTAATTTAGTGCCATAGTTATCTAAAACCCATAAACCTGGAGAGATAGTAAAATCTGCACCAGATGCATCACCCCATGCAACATAATCTGAAATATTTGTAACTGTTGCTCCACCACTGTGCGCTGCTTTAGTAGTGCCATTTACTTCTCTAGCCCCTCCACTTAAAATATTTGTGCTAGTGTCATTTGCAGTAAAACTAATGTCTTCTGATCCAATTCTTATTTCTCCAGAAGAAGGAAAGGCAGCAGAACTAGTTAAAGGAATGTCAGTTACTGTGTCGTTAATAGTTGAAGCTAGTGTTGTGGTTGAAGGACCATTAGCTTGACCTCCGTAGTTAGCAGTGCCCCATCCAAAGCCACCTAATTGTTGAGAGGGACCAACATTGTAATAACAAAGAACAGAAGCCGACCCACCATTTGTTACAGGAGTCCCTACCTCTGCAGTGTCCATGGTAATAGTAAAAGTAGTAGATGAAGGAACTGATGTTACCATAAATTTTTGATCTTCAAAGGTAGCATTAGTAAAAGTAGAACCAGATAAACCGGTTACGTTATCAAATAAAACAATATCATCTTCTATTAATCCATGAACCCCGGTGCATGTTACAGTAACAGTAACTGAAGAAGCAGTAGTAGTAAAGTCTGCACCTGTTAGAGTTGTTCTTATAGGATGTATGTCGTAGTAAGTTCCGCCTGAAAAAACGTATAGAATTCTGTTAGTGCCTATGGCAGAGTATTTAACAGCATCGTTATTCTCCCAATGATGTATGGCTCTTGCAGCACCTGTTAATTTACTTGTGCCTAACTGACTCCAGCCACCTATTTTTTCAGGTGTACCATATCTAAAACGAACATTGTCACCATCAAACCATTGCCCTTCGGCGCCTGTTTCGGTAACTTGTTTATTGAATCCTGGTTGAAAGCCTAATTTTTGTAGCATAATAAAGCATTATATACCAGTAATATCTACATTCAATGTAATAATATCTACCTATTTTTAATAAAAATGTTTAAGGTGGTCCTACCATTTTGACAACTATTACCAAAATGACCATAGCCTTTATGAAGATAAGCAGATGAAAATATAACAAACCTGTTTTGAACATATTTAAAATCAGTTATAATTTCACCTTGTTCATCATATAAATAAGTTCCAGAGTTTGTGTTTGTTTCATTCAAGTATATTAAACCAGAAAAATCAGGAGTAAATCCTGTAGGTAATAATTTATTATCGATTACTTTGGTGGTGGGCAAACTGTCTCTGTGTATAAAATCTTTACTTGCATCTTTCTTTTCTCTTAAATGCATATACATCTTTACTTCAATGTTTTCTGATAAAAAAGATAACCTTAAATCCTGTATAGATTTTAAAATTAAATGAAACAAAAAAGGTTCATTAGCAGATAGTTCAAAGCTTCTCTTACCAGGCCATGAGTAATCAGGTACTTTATGTTGTTTTGGAGAATGTAACTCTATTTTATTTAAATGAGGTAGTAATAAATTAAGGTTGTTTAATATATCATCACACTGATAAGCTATTCTATTCATCTTTTTCTATAGTCCAGGTATCTAAATCTTTTACGATATTATCTAAATAAACAATTTTAAGTTTATTTTTTATGACATAATCTTTAAGTTCTTTGTTATCAATAACGAGCCAATTACGATTTGCTTCAAACACTAACTTATCTGCTTGACTAGCTGTAGACATTTGTTTTGCAATCATTTCACCTATATCTTTCATAGATCTTACATCGTATTTTAAATGTTCATTACTTCTTTTTTTTAGAATACCTGCAATGTTCCAACCTCTAGGTTTGGAAGGGTACTCTATATTTTTAATATATTTTTTAAAACGATCTAAAATCATTTTTTATATAAACCCCAGGACAATACTATTCTTGCTTGATAATTACATGCAGAGTGTATTCTTCCAGTTGGAACTAAAAGTAAATCTCCTGGCTCTAATACAATAGTAGTACCATCATCAGGAAAATAATAAATCGTATTATTATACACAGAAAGTATCAATGAGTTTTCATGATCTACATGATTCGGACCATTTGATTTTTTAAAAGCTGCAAACAAATCCGTTCTATCTATATCACAACTGCTTATATTGTTTTTCATAAGGTTATGTAAGTTCCATATGGTTGGGTGTTTTTCAACACCCTTCATTTGAAAAGTGTATGAAAAAACATCATTCGGATTTATAGGAATAGCTGTCTTAAAAGAATTCATTATTTCATAGTTATTTAAAATTTCAGTTATTGTGTTTAAATCTATTCTGTCTTCTAAATCTATGAATCTCTGTTTGTAAAACAGTTTATTTTCATAAACCGCTTTCTCTATTTCTTTAAATACTTTTTTCATTTAATATCTCTTTAACTCTTGTAATAGGAGTCCCATCTACTGTAATATTGTTTATAAAAAATACAAGAGTTAGCCTATCTTTATCTGTACCTATATTCATGTTATTTATCTTATGGTAGTTTTGACCGTCGTAACATATCAAGGTATTATACACATTATTGAATTCCATAAATTTTTTAAATTTATTGTCTGTGTATTTCATTTCTTTTTCATATTCTTTTTTATCATACACACCATTTAAATAAAGATTTACTTTTAGATCAGTTGCCTTTGACCAGTCGTGTTTTAATTTACCTTTTGGTAAATATAGACTAGTACCTGAATCTAGATCTGCTTTTTTATTTAAATAAACTAGGCCTGCTAAAACTGCATCATCAAAATGTATCCATCCTTTATTTTTAACATTGTTCTTATCTTTATGAAGAGCAGGTATTTTTTGAAAATTAACCCAGGCTTCAAATTTAATTTCAGTTCCTTTATTATAAAAATTAGCAAGCACAGCGTTTGTAAACTTATGAAATAAATTAGGGTCTATTACATGTAGAGATCTAGATCTTACTCCAGGATAATTTCCAGTAGGACTTGGAAAATAATCTAAAGTATTAGCTAGTCTAACAATCTCATCTGGATCATCAAAAAAATTAGTTATCGATAAATTAGGAAATAGCATCAATCAATTGTAATATTAGTGTTAAAAGAAATAATTGTTTTTTGTTCATCATGTAAATTGATAGGAGAACTGTGAGCAAAGAAAGCTGGAAAAGTTATTAAGTCACCTTCTTTTATATCTATGTTTTTCATATTTAAAAACTTTGTGCCATATTCATTGTTGGGTAACTCTACATAATAAACATTACCAAAATGAGTTCTTGGGTGTGTATGCCATTTATGGCTAGAGTTTTTCTCATATTTTTGAAACCAGAAGTTATCAATATCTAATTCTATTTTTTCTTTAAAATTTTTGTAATAGTGAGTCATTATATTTTTATAATAATGTCTGACTAAAGGCTCTAATATATCTGTAAAGTAAGTTCTTGGAGTTGTGTTGTCTTTGTGCCAATCAGTAATGCTGACTGTTCTATAAGACCCTGACCTTGCCTTATCTATTCTTTTTAATATCTCTTCTTTTATTTGTAAGTGTTCTTTTATACTTTGTATAATTACACCATTAACTATCTTCATAAAAATTATTCTTTAACCATTTATAATAGGACGGATATTTACTTGCTATTTGATCCCAATGTTTTTTTCTTTTATTTAAATTATTGATATGTGGTGCCCACGCTTCGAAGTAAGTATTCATAGTAGGCACATTATTTTCATATTGAACGGTATGTCTATCTACAGGAGCAAAATTCATACCTGCTGCAATACAAGAAATACCTTCATCATATGGATGTATGTTAGTTTTGTTTCTATTGTATAAATATTTTTTAAGACCGTAAAAAGGATATATAGTAGGGTCCTCCAGACCTATTGTATTGTAGTCTTTATTTTGAGTTAAGAATCTCCAATACTTACTGTCGTCTCTTTTAGATAGTGCATAATGAGAAGATACAAATTCTGCAAATTCCCTAAATTGCAAGTGACAACTATAGTTAAAATTAGATCTATTTATATCAGTAATATAATCAGACTCTAGTTCTCTACAAAGTTTTATTAAAAATTCATGCACAGTAAATAAACTATTGGATTCTAATGGCTCTATAAAACCAGCCGACATACCAATGGCTACACAGTTCTTGGCCCAAATCTTAGATTGTATTCCTACTGAAAATTCTATGTGTTTAAATTTTAAATTATCATCTTTTAAATAATTTCTAAACCAAGCATCTGCCTCATGTTTTGTTATGAAGTCATCGGAATAAACAAAACCACAACCACGTCCAGACCATAATGGTATATTCCATACCCAACCATTTTCTACCGCAGTGCATTCAGTATAAGGCACTATTTCTTTTTCTTTATTCTTGTATGGTATTTGTGTAATTACACCTCTATTGTTAGGTAGTATGTCTCTGTAGCTGTACCATCCATGTTGTAATGCACCTATTAAAGCAGCATAGTTGGCAGTGCAATCAATATATAAATCAGCAGTAAAACCATCTACATGCTTAATGCCTTCTTCTTGATTACCTTGTATATCTTTTATCTTAACTAATTTATGTTTTACGCCTCTAGGTATACAAAAGTTATCTCTTAACCAATTTGCAAATTTAACAGCATTAAAATGTAATGCTGATGCTCCTTGATAGTCAAAGTTTAAATCCATTTGAGATCCTAAAGAAAATTTATTTTGATTAATCATACTCATAACTGGATACATTGTTTCTGCAAAATTAGAATTAGGAGTATCGGGTTCAACAATTTTTTTAAACCACCAATCATTAGTTTGATATAAATTATCGTTTATTACAGGAGACCCAAAAGGATAATGAAAACTCTCTCCTTTTTTATAAAAGTCTGTAAACTTGGTTGATAGTTTTATAGTAGCGTCTATTTCTTTTATAAATTCTGATTCATGTAATCCTATATAATTAAACCATTGTCTTATTTGACTCAACGTGCTTTCTTCAATAACAGCTGATTTAATTTCTGGATGTTCAATGAGAGTAATTTCTTTATCTGGAAACTTACTAATAAGAGTTGCAGCAGTCATCCATCCTGTTAATTCACCACCTACGATTAATATCTTATCTGTTTTCATTTACTATAATCTTTTTAATTTCTGGTAAGTACACATATTTCAATGGAACTTGAGTAAGCATATATCTTAAATCATCAAAAGTTTCAATTAAAACATGTCCAGGTAAGTTAAGACTTGTGTTTAAAACAAAAGGACAATTAGTTTGTTGGTGAAAAGCTTTTATTAAATCATAGTAATGCCCTTGTTTGACTGACTGAGCTCTTGTTGTTTCAGATTTAGAAGATACGTGTTCCATGATTTTTGATTTAGTTTTAAATACATACATCATGTAAGGTGAATAAAAATAATCTTCTAGATAATCCTTGCCGTGTTCATGAAGAATAGAACATGCAAAAGGTCTAAACCATTCTCGTTTCTTTATAGCATTAATTTTATCTTTACATTTAGGATCTAATGGATTTGCTAATAGTGATCTAAACCCAAGTCCTCTTTGTCCTTGTTCTGATTTACCCTGCACAATAGCAACTACATCTTTTTGTAATATTCTTGCAACTTCTTCAGGAAACACAGAATGTGTTTTAAAATTATGGTCATACTCTAAATCAAAACCCATATTTATATCTTGAAAAGGTTTTAAGGTATTATTAAAATAAGCATTAGCTGCACCCAAAGATATGCCAAAGTCTCCATTAAAAGGACAGGCTTTTACTTTTAAGTGATTATTGAGTTTAGTATTACTAAGTACGTTTTGTGTGCAACCACCACCTAGTCCTACTTCATCTTTAAACATTGAGGTAATTAAGTCGTAAGAATTTTTTTCAAAATCATATTGAGCTACTTTTGCTTCTAAGTTGTAATCTGCGTAGGCCATAGTTTTAGCATCTCCATGTTCTCCAAAACCTAATTTTTCTGTGACCTCTGTATATCGCCATCCTAATCCTTTATAAGTGGGTGACCTAAAATTAGTGTGCAACAGTTTCATATCTTTATAAAAACTTTCCTGTTCTATGTTATTATTTATATTAGCTCCTACTCTGTCAAAAACAAAAACGTCTCTGGCACCTGTAGTATATAAGGTTGTGTAAGCGTGATACTTATGGTGTTGTATACTGTATTCTATTTTTGCATTTTTAATTAGATTATATTGTTTTAAAAACTTTAACCAAATAAGAGTACAATTATCTTCATCTAAAAAAGTAATATAGATTAAATCAAATTCTATATTTAATTTTTGAATACGACTGAGTAAAGCATGACTAGGTAGTGCCGAATGTTTTAATCTATTAAACCTGTCAATTTGATGATGAATAATAATTTTTTTATTAACAACGATTGTTACTGATCCATCATGACCAGTGTGAATAAAAAGACATTTCATATATTTTTTGTTTCATGTGGTATACCTAACATAGCTCTTCCATCAAATTTTGTTTTAGCTGTCTCATCTGTCTTTACATTGTAATGTAGAAAAACTTGAGCACATAACATTCCTTCAAAAGGATCTCTCCAGTGTTCTAACTTACAGCCTTTATACAAAAGTAAATCGCCTGGGTTTAAATCAACTTTTATTGTTTTTTTATTTTTTAAAAATATTGGCCACTGATCTCCACCCAACATCATTGTACCTGATATCTCACATGATATTCTATCTTTATGTTTTACTAAGGTATCGTATCTCTTGTATAATCTTGCATAGGTATAATTTTCTACAAGTTCTGACCGCACTTCTTTTTCTACCTTTTCTTTTATAAAGGGTAATAACATATCTAAAGCTATGTCTCCATACTGAGCGTATGTATTTGGTATTTGTTCATCATTTTTAAATCCAAAAATTGTATTAAAAGGAGAGATGAATTGAATATTGTTTAAATACTCATAAGCTTCTCTTTTATTTTTTAAATATTCAAATAGAAAAGAGGTCAGCTCTTTGCCTATTACGTTTGGTATAACAGCATAATTATTTTTTATGAATGTATTCATGTATATTTAAATAAAATATTATAAGCTTTGTATTAGTTTTAACTTTTTCAATTGCTCTAGGGACATGAGTAGGTATAAAAACTACTTGTCCTTCTAATAATTCTAAACTCTTATTTTCACAAACAGTGCTATCATAATAATTAATATTAATTGCTTTGGTGTCTACCGCTGCTATGCACTCATACTGACCTTGATCTGAACTAACATGCCATTCAATATAACTATCTTTAAATAAAGATGTTTTATAAAATCTTAAAACTTCTGCTTTTTGATGTCTAGAATTAGATGTAAACTTAATTAATGTATTTGACATTACAGTATTAAAGAAGAAATTTGAATAATACCTTGGTACATTTTTTTCTAAAACTGAATCTGTTTTAAGAACACTGTTTTGTTTTACTTTAGCTTCAGGTGTTTCTTTATATAAACGTAAAAGTTCTTTTTTATTTTCTTTAAAATTCTCTATTTCTAATTTAATCATTCTAAGTAAAAGGATTTCCACATGTCCACATGACCAATGAATTTCTTTTTCCTTTCGTTACGGGTTTGACTGCATGTATAACAAATGATGGGAAAACTACAATACTTCCTTTTTCTCCAAAATTTTCAGGAATTACTGATTTATATTCACCATTTCCTGCTGGTATTTTAAATTCAAACTCTCCACCTTTATACTTACGAGGGTCTGTTAAATTAACAGACATAGAAATTTTTCTTACTAATCCCTGTAATCTTCCGTTTACAAAAGGAGTTGGAAATTGATCAGAATGAAAACCATAATGTTGAGACTTACCATATTCTGTAAATTGAATATCTTCATTATCAGAATACTGATAATTCCAATTGCCTTCTTGATTAGCAATATTAACAACTCCCATTAATTCGTTTTTAATCCAAGGAGGGTTTATAAATTTAATGTAAGACTTTCTAATTTCACGACCTTTTTGTCTAGCCTCTTTACTACTTGGGTTTGCTTGTTCTCCTAGAGTTAGTGCTCGATTAAGTTGGTGTTCTTTTTTTACAAAAGAAACTACTTCATCACAAAAATTTTTAGGTAAAATATTATTAAAGACTCTGTAAGAGTGCTCTAGATCCATTAAGTATTAATATATTATAAATTAAACTAGATAGCAACCCACTGTGTATCATCCCAGTAGTGTGTACTGTTCAGGTCTGTAGTTCCTCTTTTTTCCCATCTTGTATTAGATTCACTCCATACAATTATTTCGTCTACAGACACACTATCATCAGAAGGTCTTGCTTGTGGTGCTTCATATTGATAGTTAGATGTGTTTAAAGTCCAACTTGGAAAATGATGATCTGTAAAATAAAAAGCACCAGCTTCACTATTATAATACATATCAGGTCCAGCACCGTTGTATCTTTTTTCAGCTTCTCCTGCTGCATCTAACCAAGTTTGTTTCCAATAAGTTTCTGGATATTCTCCTTCATAACCTGGATCATTGGGTATATTTGATGCAACCCAAGCTTCTGCTTCTGCTGCAGTTTTACCTGCAATATCAGAATCATTAATTACAACACATCTTAATACTATGTTATCCGATGTTTTTATTTCTGCAAAGTCTGCCATAATTACGCTACGTATTGTCCTGGTCCTGTGAATTTATGAATTGTATTACCACCAGATGATGTAATACTGTTTCCTCCTGTTCCTACTTGTGGCCCAGGATAAGATAGAACTACTATTCCAGGTCCTCCTGATCTATTAGAAGATCCGTGTCTTCCTCCGCCTCCAGTTCCTGTGTTTGTACCACCGGAACCTGATCCGCCTGGAGGGCCACCAGCGTGACCATTACCTTGTCCTCCTGCTGAATAAGTTACGGGTGAACCCGTGATAGAAGATGATAAACCTGATCCTCCGTTTGCACCTGATCCAGATGCGTTTTTACCTCCGCCTCCAGAACCTGAAGCTCCCGAATTACCTTCACCTGGAACTCCTGATCCTCCAGATCCATATGGAGAAGAGTCTGAACTTCCTCCACCAGAACCTCCTGGAGAGCCTGGTCGAGAACCTTCTCGACCTCCTGTTCCTCCGCCTGTTGTTGATACAGGGCCAAAAGATGATGCACTTCCGTTAGAACCTCTTGAACCTCCTCCAGATCCTCCTCCGGAGCCAATAGTTACTGAAAAAGTTGCGTCAGGGTCTACCTCAAGTGTTGTATTTTTTAAACCTCCAGCTCCTCCGGATCCTCCCGAAGTACCAGAACCTCCACCGCCACCTGCGGCGACTAAATAAGTTATTGTGTAAGGCCCACGTCCACCTTGATTACTACCATAACCTCTTGCGGATGCTGCGCCTCTTGTTGTTAATAAAGGCATATTTTATTTATCTCCTATTATGCGTACTGCGTTAAAGATGCTAAAACTTTGAATGAAGCATCCCCAGTTTTAATAACAGTGTAAATATAAGAATCAATTGAGTTTGTGTTTCCTTCTGTTGGAGCTGATCCACCCTGCCATTCCGGAGTAACACCTGATCCATCTATTTGAACAGCACTATTTCTATACTCTGAACTACCAATAGTTACTAAGTGAGCAACTGTAACAGCTTCACCTGTATCCATAATAGTGTTTAATGCAGTAGAACCATCACCTCTTATATTTAAAGTCCAGTCTCCTGAAGCATCAGAAGTGTAGTACCAAACTGCTTGAGTTAATACATCATAATTTTTAGTTCCAGTGGCAGCTGTAGCTTCTATTGTAGTTTTTTCTGCAAGACTTTCAATTTTACCCTGACCATCGATAGTAAATCTTCCATAGCCGTTAGGTGCTGCAGTCATGTCGGCATTAGCGCCATCTGTAATTGTAATCGCTCCTGAGTTAGTTCCGCTGTTTGTGTTTAAAACTAAATCAGTTGCTCCACCTGTAGTCAATGTAAGAGTCCCTGCACCGTTTGAAGTTAAAACCGCTGCGGCTCCTGAGTCTCCAACTTTGACTGTATCACCAGCAAGGACGACATCCCCAGTTCCTTTTGGTGTTACATTAATATCAATATTTGAATCATCACCTGTAGATGAAAGAGTAGGTCCAGAACCAGTAGCTGCGTTAGCGATTGTAAATTCGTTTACCGCTGATCCAGTGGCTGTTACTTTTGCTAGTTCTGCTCCGTTAGTATCTAAAATAGAAGTCCCTATCGCAGGAGATGTTAAAGTTTTATTTGTTAAAGTTTGTGTTCCAGTAAGAGTTACATCACCAAAACTTAAAGTATAAATATCTGGGTTAGTTCCATCGTTTGCTGTAGCAAATACAAGTTGATCGCCTTTATCTGTTGCAGAAAAAGTGAACGTATCACCAGATCCTGTAGCGTATTTAAATTGTACTGTGTAAGCACCTGATGTTGAATTTCTTAAAAAATAAAATGTTTGTGCATCATTTGGAATTGTTACAATTTGATTTCCTGTAATACTTCCTGTGAATTCAATCATTCTGTGAGACATTACTGCCCCAGTTCCACCATCAGTAACTGAAAGAGCTGTTGTTTGTGCGCCACCTGCTATATCTTGTGCAGAATATCCACCAGCAATTTGCTCGATGATGTTTAAATTCGTATTTGTTTTTGTTCCCCAAGTACCGGCATTTTCTCCGGTTGCCATTAATTCTACGCCAAGCGCTGTGTATGTTGATGCCATAATTTTTTCTCCTTAATCAATTAAGCAGCATGATTTACATCTGTATAAGATGTTATGCCAGTTATGTCAATATCTTTATATCCTATTGTTCCAAAGCCAGTTGTACCTAATTCTGCAGTAACTTCAAGTCCTGTTAATCCCATAACATCTTCAGGAGTAATTGATCCTACACTAGAAGTAGCGGCAGATGGTGCAGTTAAAGGAACACCTATTCCAATAATTATTGAACCTACACCAGAAGTGGCAGCAGACGGTGCGGTAGGTTGAACTATTTGTGCTTCGGTTACTTCTAAACTTCCAACACTCGCTGTTGCAGCAGACGGCGCTGTTATTCCTACAACGTCTGCCGGTAAGATAGATCCAACACTCGCTGTTGCAGCCGACGGCGCTGTTACTAAAACACCAATACCAGCTGATAATCCTCCAACACTTGCTGTTGCAGATACACCAGTTAATCCTACAACGTCTGCAGGAGAAATAGCTCCAACACTTGCTGTTGCAGATACACCAGTTAGTCCTACAACATCTGCAGGTAATAAACTTCCAACACTTGCTGTTGCGCTGAGTCCTGCAGGTTGAACTAATTTATTAAATGAGTCTCCATAAGGTTCTTCACCCCAACCATTTCTACCCCAACCAACTAAAGTACCAGCATTATCAAAACTTCCAAGTTGAGAAGTCATTTGACTTGGAGCTGTTAAAGCTGCAATTGAAAGTTGAGTAGTTGTTACAGCTCCTACAGAAGTTGTTCCTTGATTTGATGGTGCAGTTATTGGAACTTCTACAAGTGGAAATGCATCTAAAGCTCCTAATGATGCTGTTAATGCAGGAGGAGTGTCGCCTGTTAATCCAACTATAACTGAAGGATCAACACCCCAACCACCGTTGCCCCATTCATCTCTACCCCAACCTTCTTCTGATTGAGCGTAAGGAAGTTGCCCTACAGCCGATGTTAAACCAAAACCTGTTAAGGCAATAACAGGACTAAAACTTTCACCCCAAGGTTCTGTTCCCCATGCATCTCTACCCCAACCTTGTTCAGCACCAACTACGGGATCTCCCACAGAAGTTGTAGCTGACACTCCAGTTAGTGATGCTGTGTTATCACCTTGAGCTCCCCACTCTCCATCATCCCAAGCAAATACTCCATACGTGTTTGAAGCGGGTGTGTTTGCTTGACCACCCATTCCTGAGTGTAACGAGCAATAATAATATAAAGTTGGTGCACTATTAGCTACAACTATGGTTACTTGTGTTGAGCTATTGTGAGTTACACCTGTCGTGTATTCGGACCCACTATTATGTGTGCCGTCTGAAGTTGTTGAAAACTTAAATGGGTGTCCTGATGGGTAGTTAAATCTATATGTTCCACCTTCAGCAATATTTATTGTGGCTTGTTGTACACCATCAATAAAATATTTATTGCCGGAACCCGGATCGGATACGGTTACTGTAAATGTTCGGGTTACCGACATAAGGATTGTCTCCTTATGCTATTCTTACTATAGCTGTTGTTGCTGCCTTAGCAGGAAATTGAATAGTAAAAGTTCCACTTGAAACAGTTTTGTCTCCACCAAAAGCTACTGCACAAACTGCAGGATCACCTGTTGCTGTGTCATTGTAAATCAAACATCCATTAGCTGTGAAAGAAGCTGACGTAAAACTAACGTCATCAAAGTCAGCACAAGCTGTTGATCCATCTAAAGATGGAGTAATGTTTGTTAAAGCTTTTCCGCCTGCTGTG